CGCTGTTAGAGTTTTAGGGCTACACCCTAGTCTCTTTGCCACTAAAGCCCTAGTACCAAACTCTAAACATATCTCTACGAACTCTTCTTCTGAATAAGCATTACCCTTACAAACAATAGCATTTTTTAACTCCATATTTTTCTCCTTATGCGTATATTATACTCATAATGACAAAAAATGTCAAGAACTATTTTTCTATCGTCTACTTATTCGTTGTTCGTAGTCTGCGAGTTCGTGATCCCACCAGGGCGGAAAATCTCGGTGCTTATACGAAGCGAACGTAGCTTTGTCGAGCATATAGAAATTACGATAAGACTGTATAGGATCACCATCGTCTTTTAACTCCTCTGTCATTGCCAGGGCAAACTGAGTAAAGCCGTGGTCTTCCATGTGTTTTGGTTCTGGCAACTCTAGTAGCATCTCATAACTTTTGTGTAGGCTACCATAGCGATAATGCGCCTCACTTGCAAGAGCGAAGGCATAACAGTTTGTCCAGTAATAATTTTCTAAAGAAGAACGCACCCATATACAGCTGGGGTGCGATTGCATGGTAGGAAGGTATGGAAAGAGTCTATCTTCCATTGGAACTTCTTTCCACTCTTTGCGAGTCTTTTGAAGGATAGCATTTTCTTCTTTAGTGATAGCACGAGGAACAAAACCGAATAGGTGATCTATCCAGAGATTTGTACAGATAAGCTGTGCAGCTTCGAGAATCATCTTATTCACATGGGAATCTACATGATACTCTGCACACTTGTCGAGGTCTTCGTCTAGGTAAAAAAGGTTAATAATAGTTCTCCTAAAATTGAAATACTATTATACAGCGGCGAGCAGCAATAGTCAAGAAGTAACTGCTCTCATTCGCTGCTCAAGGCGCTTGGCACGATCACCAACCTGGGTGTACCAACGGCTGTCTACCATTTCATCAGCGGCTGTTGCCCAGTTTCCTTTGATTACTGCTGCGTTAAAATTCTTAAATCCTGAGAGGCGAGGTCGTCCCATATTAAACATTAAGTTAACCAAGATTTGTTGTACTTCGTCAGGTAGTGCAACAAATGTCCCTGGGCCGTATAGAGCATAACATTCAGAGGTTGCGATTTCGAGGTCTTTTTCGAAGCACTCTCTAACTCTGTCTTCTGATACTGCTGTTCCTTCTGGTACTCCGTATTCTGGGTCTGTTTTGAGTACCAAGTGGCCCACTCCAAACGTAGGATAGCCAAGATGATCTTTGTATGTTGCATACACTACACCTTCATCAATTTTTAATTGTTCGTACACTGCTTCTTTATTCACTTGTGACCTTCCTATAGTAAACGATTACTTGATTCGTTTCTTTTATATACCGTTTAAGTTCTTGCATATTATATGCCATTAGTTCGTAATCTGATACGCTCATAGCTACGAATACTACAGAGCCGCTTTCTTTTTCAATATTTACTAAAAATTCTTCCAGGTTTTTGGCACTTACCACATACCAGTGCGGTTCTTTAAGAACGAGAGCCCTCGGCATCTGTGGTTGTACTATCACTCTCTTCACTGGTTTCGTTATTATCTGTACTTCCCTCGGGGGCTTCTGGAACATACTGCAGCCCGTCATCAAGAGCGTCAAGACTAATACTGTCTTTTTCAATACCATCAAATACTCCTTTGGTAGCTTTATTCATTCTAAGCTCTACCAAGCCTGGCTTTGCTGCTGCCAATTGTGTTAAATTATGTCTCTTGAATATATCCAGATAACGGTTCATTTCTAGCTGAATTTGTTGGCTTGCTACTTGTTGTTCGAGCAATGAGGTTGTTTGCAGTTTGAAATCGTTTTCGAGGACACGGAGGGTTTCTTCTTGTTCTTGATGTTTTAATTCATATACTTTGTTTAATTCTCGTAGCTCTGTCAAGTCTGCTTGGGTAGTGGTATAGTATATATACCCTACAGCTCCCATGCTTGCTATAATGCCTATTAGTATAGAATTCATTGTTATACCTAATAAAAAAGCGAGGCCTTGCGACCCCGCTGAGATTTAGAATAATGGCTGTAAGGCCACTACCATACATAGAATTGAGAATAAAATAATTCCAATTTCTGTCGTAGTATCGTTCTTTTTCAACATAGTCTCCTAGTTAATTACAACTTTCGTGGGTTGCAATTCTTTAGGAAGTTCTTCATGCAGATCTATGCAGAGTAGCCCGCGTTCCATATAGGCACGTTCGAGCTTTACGTGTTCGCTAATGCCAAATGTTCGTGTGAAACATTTACCACTAAGACCCTTATAAACGTATTTCTCGTCTTCCGGTAGAGTTAACTTACTTGTTCCTTCTACTGTTAGTAGGCCCTTGTGAATAGTTATTTCGATATCGTCTTTGTTCCAGCCAGGTACAGCTAGTTCAACACGAAAACCGTATTTACCTACTCGAAGGACATTAAAACGAGGGTAGCCACCATCGATCATGGGGGCAAATACACTTGTGTCAGTTACGAATCGGTCAAATCCCAATAAAAACTTTTGGAAATCTGCCACTGCTAGTTTGCTAGTCATAAAGTTACTCCTTTTATGATTGCGTCCTTTCGGAACGCTTGAGTCCTTGCGGTACTCGGTTAGGGTTTTTTGACATTTTAATGAGTGTCGCTCAAAGTCTTATGTTTTCTACGTCTCTCATAGCTGTTATAAAGTCTGTGCAGCCACCGATGTACTTGTCATCTACAAATACTTGTGGTGCTGTCTTTGGCACGAAACCAATCTTAGCAATCCACTCTTTTGGTGTTAGATCCATCATCTGATGATCTACATAAGAGTAGCCTTTTAGAAAGGTTAGGTTTCTAACTGTGTCACAGTGCATACAGTCGGGAATTGAATAAATATCTACTTTCACAGGCTTTCTCCTAAAAATTTGATCATAAGCGTCTCTAAACTTTTGGTTGTCTTCTTTGCGTCTTTTACTGCCCTTCCCCATCTTCTTCATCCTCTAATACTATGTACCCTTGTTGGGCTAAATATGTTACTGCGTCAGAGATTCCACGCTGTTTACCTAGGAACCACGAGCTTATCGCACAGCCTACTAAGCAAAATATAAAAATGGCCGCGATCGGTGCACTTATCATCTACTGTCCTTTATTATTTTTATCATTAAAAAGATCGAATAAGGTTTTAACTTTATCTTTTAAAACTTCTATATCAGTGTGCATACGTGCGAGTACTATGACTAATCCTATAAAGCCTAGAAATATTGGCCATACTGTACCTACTGCATTTAGTGCATCCATTATAGTGCTCCGAAAGGAATTACATTCCTACTTTTTTTATTTACCTCATAGTTGATGTTCATTAGGAGCTATTATACAAGAGTTTTGTTTAATTGTCAAGAAATATTTTCCTATGGTATAAAAAGTGCCACTTTTAAACCGGTGTACAGGGAGCTTTCTAAAATAAGTACTTGACATTTTTTGGTCAATGCCTTATAATATATCTCATCAAACACATAAAGAGAACTAAAATGGAAGGTACAAATTTTGAACTGGTAGGTGATTTTATGGAAGCCTTTGGGCAGTTGGTTGTTGATGAACCAGAACTTCCTGATGAGGATACACAGAATCTAAGAGTGGCGTTAATTGAAGAAGAGTTGGAAGAACTCAAAGTTGCGCTTAAAGACAAAGATATTGTAGAGGTAGCAGATGCACTCACTGATTTATTATATGTTATTTACGGAGCAGGTCAGTCCTTTGGTATTGATCTTGATTGTTGTTTTTTCGAAGTTCATCGAAGCAATATGAGCAAGCTAGGTACTGATGGTAGGCCAATCTATCGAGAAGATGGAAAGGTGTTAAAGGGAGTAGGTTACTCTCCTCCAGACCTACTAAGCATACTTAACAATGGGGCTTAATCGCCCCATTTTTTTATCTAAAATAAGAGGCAAATAGAATGAAAACATTAAATAAAATAGGGTTCTACGCACTAGCATTTATGGTGGGAATGATGGCAGGTACAGCAAAGGTTCAAGCAAACGAGGTTAATTACCCGCAGGAGATAGAATGGAAAACTTACTAGTAAAACTTATTATCGTACTTGTTTTGGTACTTATATGGCTGATCGCAGAAGAAGAAAACGAATAAAAAAGCCCTCACTCGGAGGGCTGCGTACCTTCAAACAAAGGTTTCTGGCCTGGATCTAAGTGCCAGGGCATTTCTTTGTGACAATTACCACAAATCTTCAGGTTCTTACTCGTTAATAGCACTAGCGCCGAGCTTCCGCAGTGAATACATACCTTAGTAGTTACTTTCAATGCCAAAGCCCTCTATAGTATTTTCCGAAGAGGCGTAGACCATTTTCGATTCGTAAATCATTCTCAAGGTAGTCTTCTTCACTTTCTCCAGAGAACTGATTTTTACAGCTTTCAAAAGCATAGATCATCTCATTTATAGCCCAGTCCCATGCTTCATGGTGGTGCTCGTCTATCGATTCTTTGCTAGTAAAGCTACCGACTAAGTGTCCTGGACGATCATTTATCTCTACAAACGCACTAGCACCACCTGGTAGGTCTTTCAGCTTTCGTAGTGCAGGAGCTATAATGGCTGAGAGTGTTACATCAAGAGACCACACGTCCTGGTTGTCTATTTTTACATATTCTATCTCACAGGGTTCAGTACGCATTAGTTTATGGTACCAGCGGTACTTTGGACAACTACTAATATATACTTTCATTTCAGTAACCTCTCATAGAATTTGCGAACAGTATAAAATGCTTCAAGATTAGTTCTAATTTCTTCTTCCCTACTGCTTGGATACTTAGCACATACCACCAATGCATCTTCATGATCCTTGATTGCACGATTCATCTCCTCTATCACTAGGAAGTTATCACTGTACTCTTTATACTCTCTCAACTCTCTTATTTCAGTATGCAACTCTTTTACATAACCAAAGGTGGTTGGTAATAGGTCATCCTCTTTCATACTACGTCCTCGTCTGCGGGTATGGTATAGCCCACTCCTCGCAGGAAATTAATCATAGCTTGCACATGGTCATTCCAGTGCCCTTCTCCATCATGCTCATGTATTATCTTTGTTACTCCATCATCATAACTTATGACCATCTTACTCATCGTCTTGCTCTCCTAGCCAAATTATTAAAAAGAAAAAAGAAATTAAAAGAAGAGATAAAATCATTTTGATAATAACCTCATATTTAATACTAAGTTTTCGACGCATAGTTTAATTATGGAAGCTATCGCAATCTCTTGATCGAGCTTGAGAGCGAGTACGCTCATTGCTACTAGCCGATAACTACTCTCTTCGTCGAGAGGTGTGTCAGCCCAGTCAAATGGATCACCTATCTCTACGCTTTTCGCTAGTTCTATATACTCATCAATATCCATTAGTCTGCATCCCACCAATTTAGAATACTCACTTCTCTTTGTTTGTCTATCTGATTAGTGCTTTCAAGCGTGAGCTTGCGGCGGAACCGTTTACTCAGTATTGGGTCTACAAGATCAAAGTCTACGAACTCAAATACTTGAGCATCTAACTCTGGGAATAAATTTAGCTGTTTCATAAGTTCCATTGCCTCTTTCGTAGATA